ACTATGTCTGTTAAGATGTATTATATGGTACGGGTATCTCCAATCCCTATTGACTAACTCAAAGGTTCTTTCTCCTTGTACAACTCTGTTACAGTCGTCTTGAAAACTATGGATGTAAAACTGTTTACCTCCTACACAATCAGGTGGAGGTGAGATAGCAGGACCTTCGTGTACAACTAGGTCTGCTGCGTTTGATTCTTCTACTGATATATCATAAAATATAACACTGTCTGTCTCTCTGAACACACGGTGTCTGTTAAAGTTTATGTCACTCACTTTTTCTTGAACTTATTATCTATTGCTATCTTAGCATAGTATAATAAAATAATCCATACTGTAAAGATAACACCGTCAGTCCATGAGAGTTCTTCCCATGCCCATTGTAAAAAGTTAAACATTAATCTCGTTGCCTCCAATCATCTGATCGTTCTTGATGGAACCAGTCTACCACATCTTCTGGTTTAAAGAAACCCCTACGGTGATTACTTGAATCGGGGTCTCCAATATTCAAGTGATTAAGAAAAGACTCGTCTGGATTTACACTCATCCGACGAGCCTTTGATAGCATACCTCTCGCTGAGGTGTTTGCTTTAGATAATTTTTGTGCCCATATCATATCCTCCATACTTACATCTGTTCCCGCTGCGATTGCTTTACAGATACCCTCTAACCGAAGGCGATATTGTGTAGATAACATTTACTAATATTAAGTATTAACTAATATTATGTAGTCATGTCAATGGTTTACAATATACTACTTGAGGATATCCGTACAAACCTTGCGACATATATTATCTGTACAATCTATCATACAGGAAAAATATTCGTCGATCAGTTCGTCTTGAGTGGGATTGTGTGCGTCATGGTGAATCCATTCTGCCATTTGATTGCTTGACAATCGCATTGTTCGTCCTCCATTAAGTCTACTTTATGTAGGATCCCTGACATATGGGTACTTAACCCTTAGTTGCGAACATGGTATTGATAAAGACGTTCCACAATCCTCTAGCACTGCTGCCCTCTAACTCATCAAACATATACATGTTCAATCTGAAAGCAAAGTTTGCTTCAGTGATAGCGGTGTTCTGCTGTGCTGTGGTGAGAGGTAACGTGTTGAGTGTCTCTCTATACTTTGCCTTGTATGCTTTCTTGTCTTCGATGTCAAACTTATAGAAGGCAAGACCCTTCTCATCTAACTTCAATGCTTTCTCTGCTATGGTCTTCAGTATCTGACCACCAGACAGGTCACCTAGGTAACGTGTGTAGTGGTGTCCTACTAACTCTTCCATGTTACAGTGTAAGATACGATCAATGTATGTCTTACAAGCATCACTTGGATCTACATCGAGGAACCAACTGCCACCATAGAAATACGCTAGGTCTTTCTCTAGTGCGGGTACTCTCTTGAGTTCTGTCATCTTAGCAAGAGGTGCGATGATAGGATCATCTGAGTTCCTATCAATCTGTTCCTCTAGTGCTCTGTATACAAAGTAAAAGTTAGCAACGAGTGTCCTATAGTTTTCTTCTTCAACTACACCACCCAAGAACTTCTTGACAAATGAAGTGCTCTCTGCCATGGAGTGTGACTCCTTGGTTCCGAGTTTCATTTCCTTAGCGAATCCTTCAATCATTTAAGATCAGCGGGTACAATTTTCAATGGCATCTGTTCAATCTTAATTGTCTGAACGTTTCCACCACTAGATCCTTCATCTTTCTTCTTAGAAGACTTGCCCGCTTGCACTCCGAAGGTAGCTAAAGTTCCTGTGAAGACCGAAGCTATGAAAGTTGGATCAATCTTTTGTTCCTGTACATAACCAGGTATCTCAACGTAGTTCAACGTCAAAATTCCTGCCGACCAGGTGAGTACCGCAAGTCTGACGATGGTAGATAGGAATGCTAGTTGCTCTTCCTTATCCTCAGCATGCTCTTTTAGTTTGCCAAAGAGACCTTTCTTCTCTTCCTTCTTTACTTCTGCCATATCTCCTCCTAGAATGGTAACGCAGGTCCTGTGATGTCAGGCATAAGTTCTGTGATGCCACCACCTATGTCAGGTATGACAGATTCCATTACTTTACTCTTGACGTTCTCGATGATAGCATCCTTTCTTATGAATACATATCCACCGAGTCCTACTACTCCAAGTGCTACAACACCTGAGAAGATAGCAATTCCGTTAATAATTTTTTGCATAATACTTAAGTCAGTCTATTATATAGTCTCGAAAAATCATAGGGGTAAAAAAATACCCAGAATTTTTTTTCCACTTTTTTGGTAATCAAAAAGTCAATTTAGATTATAGCGTGTCTTACAAAATTTTACAACACCTTCGACACCATCGTGTGACTCTACCCACATGTCAGCACAGTCGTACGTCTGCCTTGGTGTCTGGTTGGGGAACGATGCCATCAGTTTCTTTAACACATTCTGACGGAGAAACATTTTAGAGGGAGTCCAGTCTTTCATCTTACTACCATGTCTGATTCGTTAAATTGTGATCTAGGTGGTGGGATCAGAGGTTGATACCTACCTTTAGGTACATAAGTTAGTACCTCTATCAGTAAACCGATACCCGCAGCAGCATCCTTGTTTGTTTCTGCCATCTTACGATAGCCTGTACCTACGTACAGTTGTCCTGCGAAGACAGATAATGTAGCAGCACCCCAGAAGATATAATACCATCTGGATTTGAGTTGGTGCCTCACCTTCTCACTTTTTCTCATAATCTAGGGAGTTTTTCCATCACTTGTTGTGTAATGTCATCAATAATGTTGACATCTATGTCCATAAAAGGTGGTATAATGCCTAGGATTCTAAGCAGTCCATCAATAAACAATGCTAGTACAGTGAACCCCAGTATCATTGAGATAACTGTTGCGTCCCTGTTGTGCTTTGCCATTGAAGTTTCATCAATAGCTCTCGCTTCTGCTACCGCAGCAACGATTAGAGCGTTGACCTCTTCCTTTGTATAAGTATCTCTTTGAGACTTGTACGCATCAGATAAAGGTAAGTTCTGTATGATTTGGTTAACCATTCTATTATAGGATGTAGTTTAGTGTACACTACCTATAACATTATGTCAAGTACATTGCTGTCCTTGCTCCGACGATACTCGGCCAGTCTTCAGCAATCGCTGCGTTGACATATGTCATGTGAGTAGTAGCAAGGGATGTCTCACCTCTATCGGTGAGTTGCTTTTGAATGACGGTGTACTTACCGCCTCCCTTTATTGTATCGTATTTAGATAGGTCTGTGTCGGAAAATGATTCTGATTCGCTTTTCCACACAGGAAGTGTGAACCCTTCGGGTTCCTCATAGATATATCCTTCTCGTATTACATAACTATTTTGCCACAGTTTATACTTACCATCGAAGTCTGTGATCATCTGTTGTACCTTGTTCCACATCTTGACTGGTTCCTGTATGAACATCAACTCAGGTGAGTATGTAGCAACAGATACTACCTTGTAGTCAGGGAAGACCAGACTCTTCTGTCCTTCACCCGCAGGAACTAGGAAACTCTTGAACCATTTGTTCACCACTGTGCCCCTCATGTCTTGATAGAACACACAGTCACCATTCATTACGACAGTAGGTTGTGTAGAACGACGGAGTATCTCTTCATAGATAGACCCCATGTCCTTGAAGGCACCAAGATGTCGTGAGTAGATAGCATCGTTATCTACACACCATTTCTTTACGAATGTCGACTGGTCACCGTTCCTAGCAGTGTCATGTACTGTAGGTTTGATGCCAGGAAATCCAGTAGCAAATGTCTTGAGTGATGTGACACCAGTAGCAACCTCACTGGTACTATTAGTGTCAACAACTATATGTACGTTCCACATGGCAAGAGTTTTATTTTTATTTATGCTCCGTCATCGTGATCCCACAGATGTCTCATGTCCTCTGGGTTTTGAGGTACCATGATCACCTTAGAACCATCCGTTTTAGAAAGTAGGATTGGTTCTCCGTTCTCTACCCTGTCTAGGTAGAGTTTCTCATTCAATTTAAGTTCCTTCTCTGTGATCTCAATCATTTTTTGTTGGTGCGTACGTTCCATCCGAGATTCTCGAACTGGTAAAAAACTACTTTCAGGTTGACCCACTTAGCATAGTGAACTCCACGATAGCATAGCATCGCGAATACCTTATCTGGATCGTGCTTTGAGGGGTCATACTCAGGTAAGTTATAACCCTCCCACCTGATTTTCAACATTGTCTTTACCTATTGTAACAATACTATTTATTGTTAGGAAGTCTTGACAATACTGTATCAAGTATAACATAAAAAAAGACCCCTGTAAAGGGGTCTGTAAGTTCCGATTGTAGATATCGCACGAAAGATATCGTTACTATTTAGAATGTGTACTTAGCACCAACTTTAACACCGTATGCATTGTCAGCAGTCTCGTCTGTTAGAAGAGAGATTTCGCCATAAGCACCGATTGACTCAGTTAGATCTAAAGAACCACCAACGTAACCAATGAAGTCTGTTGAAGACTCACCGTTATCTGGAGATGAAACTAAAGGACCACCTGATACATACCAGTTCTCTCCTTCGTATCCAACTTGGAATTCTGTTGAAAGTCCTGTGTAGTCGTCACCTGTGTATGATGATACTGTTTCTACATTCACATAAGGACCAGCAAATGCTGCACCAGCTAGTAGGAATGGAGATGCTGCTATGGCAGCGATTGTTGATTTAATTGACATGATTGTTTTATTATCTCGCAAGGCATAAAAAAACCTGCGGATGGTAGACTCCCCGACATGGGTGTCTTTTTATCTACGCAGGGTTACGATCTTTCGAGTCCTTTGTAATAGTATATAGTATACCTCAATACATTCTTAATGTCAAGGGTGTGCGTTACACAACACAATCTGGCACACGTATCAGGTCTCCGAACTCCCTCTGACCAGGTTCTTTGATGACAAAATGATCGAACAGATCATCACACATGTGAGTGTGTGTCACGATGTCATCGCTCTCTAGAGTTTTCATTCTGACTTTCTTATAGATGCCTGAGACTAGATCCTGATGATAGTATGGTATCTCTTTTGATCTGGTCAACCCCTTGGGTCTCCTTGTTGTCCACACGTTTAGATATAATTTACAGTCATCATAACTTGCCATGTCTGCCCATGCTACATCGCCATCCCAGATCACAGTCTTACCTTCTGCTCCATAAGAATAGATACACTCCGTAGGTTTGATGTCACCGTACTTCATGTCACTGATACACGTGGCACCCTTATCAAGAGACAGGTTTACTACTGCTGACCACTTGGGGTGTGTGATCTGTGGATCCATCTCGTCCTTATCAAAGTGAAAGGGATCAAAACTATTACCGTCTTCTGATTTATATACCCAATACTCTATGCCTTTGTAGTCACCAGTAAGAAACATCTTGTACCACTGTTGGACGTACTCCTCCACCATATTACGTGGAGCATCATCCTTACCTACCCAATAGTTCTTGCGACCTATCTGACCACAGTTATACTGTAGGGTACAGTTTATATTAGGAGAGTGTATGTCTATGTAAGATCTAATTAACATCCCTCACTGTACCTGTAGGAGCAGACTCTATCATAGTTTGATACTGTATGCGTGTCATGTCCCATGCCATGTCCTTTACCTTTCTTTCTGCTGCCTTCTGATCGTCAGCATCCACTCTAACCCATGTCTTGTAGGTTACAGTAGTCTCTACATCGTATTGTTTCATTGTCCTTTGATTAGAAAATGTTTCTTGATCACTGTAACCTGATCCTCATACTTAGCAATCATGTTTAGTTCTTCTTCGATTGCTTCCATGACATTAGAATGTTCCCCAATCCCAACAGGGTTGGTAAGGTAAACTTCTACATTCATTTTATGCTTCTGAATATCTCCTTGAGCATGAGCAAGGAGAGCACTGATCATTTTGTCTCTCATTTTTTTATGTCTATAAAGATGAACTCTAATGTATCATCGGATAAGTTGTATGCTTCGTGTGTTACGTCTTGTACATCCCACACTGAGTATACTCCAGACTCCCATGGTTTCTTCTCGCCATCCCATACCATGAAACAATCAGGAGGTACGACGAGAGGTATGTGTATCCTTCTATATCTATCGGGGTAGACAGGAGGATCACGATGCTTAGGTAGTTTAGTTCCTGCGTAGAACATAGCACCTGTGGCAAACAGTACTTCATCCTTAGATAGTATATCAATTACTTGTTGATCATCTATCAATGACTCACGTACACCACTGAATGCTTTGCCTGTACCCTTCAACCAACACATACCTATGGGTTGGTTAGAGTATCCCTCAGCGGTGGGTGCCATTCGGTAGGGTAGATCTGTTGTCATACCCCACTCATATATGATGTCCAACTCTTCAGTTGTTAGCATCAAAATAATCCTTACGCATATATCTACCTAGTATATTACTATTATAGTATTTTGGCAAGCCATCTACATGTTCTGTGAGCACGTTGTTGATGAAGAGTTGTCTGGTCTCCTCATAGTTGGTTCTTCCGAGGGTGTCATGTACTGAGATGATTTCTCTTCTGAAATTCTCTCTGCCCAGTTCTTCAATGTCTCGTTTAAGCTCTTCAGAGCTTCCAAAGTATCGCTTCCAGTCTGATTCAGAAGTGACTCTACGCTTTCCTCCTTTGGGTTTTCTTTTTTGCCAGAAATATTTACGTCCGATGTACTGCTTGCCCGTGCTGATATTTGTAATGCGGTAGACGAAACCGAAGAGATCGCCAATATCGTCAGTAGTGAAAGGTTTACCTTTATATAACCAGGGATTTT